ATGATACTGATTCTTCTATACATCAAAGAGGTGCTTCAACAATTACATTAATAGAGGTAGGTGCATAATGAACCATAAAGCTATATACGCATTGTATCCAAATGTAGTATCTATTGATGATACTGCTGGAGCATTTGATAAAGATGGAAACAAAATAACTATTGACATGGGATTAGTAGATGCATGGGTAGATCCTGAAGCATATAAATATCAAAGAGCATCAGAATATCCTGACTTTAAAGAATACCTAGACGGCATTGTAAAAGGTGACCAAGATCAGATAGATAAATACATAGCAGACTGTTTAGCAGTGAAAGCTAAATATCCTAAAGGTTAATCATGACACCAGACGAGAAGCTAGCAGCCCACGAGAAGTTATGTGCAGAACGATATGCAACATTGCACTATCGTCTTGATCGTCTTGAAGCTATGCTCAACAAACTGATCTGGGGATGCATGACTGGCTTCGGTGCCATCGTTGTTGCTGTCGTGGTGAGCAAACTATAATGTTAACAAGACTATGTCAAATGTTAAGAAGGGGAATACAAAATGTGGATGATCTATATACTCATAGTTATCTTGATACTCGTGGCTTACGAAGTTATCCGAAAGCCAAGCGTAAGCATGATCAAGAATGTCCTTATAAAGTTGAGCGATTGGTTGAAGGCGATTGCGTCTAAATGATGTGGGGTCCAATCATATCAGTTGTTGGTTCTGTCCTAGATAAAGTTATACCTGATAACAATGCCAAAGAGAAAGCGAAGGCAGACATTGAGAAAGCTCTCATTGATAATGCAGCACAGATTAATCTTGCTCAGGCTGAAACGAATAAGATCGAAGCTAGTCATCGCTCTATTTGGGTTGCTGGTTGGCGTCCTTGCCTTGGTTGGTGCGCTGCTGCTGGTTTTTTTATCGTGTTTATACTCCAACCATTGGCTCAGTGGGTGTGTGCATTACTTGGCTTGGATGTAATTCTACCTACCTTTCAAACAGATGTGCTAATGGAATTGACCATTGCATTACTTGGTCTTGCGGGACTACGCTCTTGGGAAAAGTCTAAGGGCTTAACTCATTGAGGTTATCTGAACACTTTACCCTGGAGGAAATGACCAGGAGTCAAATGGCGTCCCGTCATGGTATAATAAATAAACCCAACGACATACAGTTGGAGAACTTAAAAACATTAGCGAAGGGAATGGAACTTGTTAGGACTAAGCTTGATAGTTTGCCTATTATTATTAGTAGTGGTTTTAGGTGTGAGGCTCTCAATGATCTGCTCGGATCTAAAAGAACAAGCCGGCACATTAGAGGTCTTGCTGCTGATTTTACTTGTGATCGTTATGCTCATGTTGCTCGCGTATTTGAAGTTGTCGCTAAGTCATCTATCCCTTTTGATCAACTGATCTTAGAATATGATTCCTGGATCCATATTGCATTTCCACCCGAAGGTGAAGAACCTCAAAGACAGGTATTGGTAATTGATCGTGAAGGCGCAAGGATTTATAACCCATAGCTTCATTGAACATCTTTACAATACATTCCGTATTCATAAACCATTCCAAGACTTTCCTGATAGCATTCATGTTGAGTTTGAAGTTGTCTACAATCATGATTGCATCGGAGAGTACACTCCTGAACCGCACCGCATACTCATATCGACCAAGTATTGTAAGACCCTCGAAGCTGTTATCTATACCGTACTGCATGAGATGATTCACATGCGTATGTATTTAGACAATCCAAAGTCTGAAGAATACGTAGAACACAATCAGAAGTTTGATGCCTACAACAAACAAGTCTGTGCCATGTACTTCCTTGACCCACAAGAACTTTAATATATAATAGATATAACAAATAACATGGAACTTACTTATGAGTTACAAGTCAGTATTGGTTATATCAGATTTGCATATACCCTATCATCATCCTGATGCATTTGAATTCTTAACTCAACTCAAGAAGAAATATAAACCAGATCTTGTTGTCAATATTGGAGATGAGATTGACCAGCATTCAATCAGTTTTCATAATCATCACCCAGACTTGAAGTCACCCGGGGATGAACTCAAAGCAACGAGACAGTATGTAAAAGAATTAGAGAAAATTTTTCCAGAGATGACCTTGGTACATTCAAACCATTCGTCATTAATCTATCGTCGAGCTGTAGCCCATGGCTTGAGTTTGGAGTATCTGAAAAGCTACAATGAATTCTTACAAGTAGGTGCCGGTTGGCGGTGGGTAGATGACCTTAAGATTACCTTGTCTGATGGTAACCGTTGCTTCTTTACTCATGGCATGTCAGCTGACGTCATGAAGGTGGCGCAACAGTATGGTATGAATACAGTTCAGGGGCATTATCATTCTAAGTTTAAAGTCGAATACTATTCTAATCCTGACAAGTTAGTCTGGGGCATGCAAACCGGATGTTTGATTAATCAAAAAGAATTGGCATTTGAATATGCTAAGAATTTTAAGTCACGATTCATCATCGGCTGTGGTATGATTATAGAGGGGCAACCTAAACTCATGCCAATGGTATTAAAGGATGGTGGACGATGGACAAAGACGATAGCATAATTTCAGAACTCGATTCAGATCAAGCCAGTGCAGTTGATTCTGTGATTGGTAAAAAGATTCACAACATAGAAATATTAGAAGATGGTGATGAGTCTATGGTAAAGATTATGTTCAGTGAAGATGATGAATCAAATTATATCTTATTACATGCTGAAGGTATGGATATGTACATCGTTAATCCAAAACCACAGGTTACACACTAAAAACGACCCACACAATCGCTCTGTATTGCACGATCTCATGTTAACCTAGGTTACCCCCTTAGAAAAACACGATCGTTTTATATCAACTCTCATGAAAAGCCGTAGGCATATATCCTAGTTTTTACCACTGTATTACATGTATTACAGGCGCATAATGGGTATTCAACTAACAAGGAGACTATTATGTGGACAAAACCAGCTGCAACAGAAATGAGATTTGGCTTTGAAGTTACAATGTACGTTTGTAACAAATAAAAAAAGGGGCTTGCGCCCCTTCTTTGTTAGAATCTAAAGTTAATAACACATTACTACTTCTTTACACACTTGACAGATCTGTACGGATCCATCAGGCAAGTAAATCGTTTTAGTTTCACACGCATTTGCTACTCCAATAAAAGCAACAATGCATATTAAAACTACAATCAATACTGCATAATCATTTTTTTTCACGTAGTCCTCCACTTCCTTCACTCGTTCTTCTTAAGCGTTCGCTTCTCATCTTCATCTGAGCAATACGCTCCCGGAATACATCTTTATCCATATCGATCATGCTCATACATAATTCAAAGATAGCATTGTCATCATAAATAAAGTGTGCAGCTTGATCGACTAATAGCTTGGGTGATCGGTATCCAAGAAAATCATGTAATGCATTCTCTAAAATACCGAGTAACAAGCGACCACGCCAATCATCCATAGCATAACTTCGATTAAACATTTCACTGTATAGTGGGTCTTTAGTTATGTTCATAATTACTCCTGACTAATTCTGCGCATGATGTCGCTAATCTCATTCTTAATATCAATGAATGTATCAGGTCCTAGTGCGCTCAATGCTGTCTTATTCACGTCAAAAAACTCATTAAGTTTCTTTGCTTTCGCTTCAGACGGCAGTTGACTATTACCAATCCTGTGTGACATGTCAATCATGGTCTTTTTCATAGTATCTTTATCTTTCACCTCAATCGGGTCCTTACCGGGTAGATTGAGGCTTAGTGCTTTTTTATTTCAGTGACCTTTGACGGTGGTAGTTTAGCTGCAATAGATTTCGATGCGGCATTGCCATCATCATCCTCTGCCGGTAACCCACAAGCAGATAAAAGCGAGTATCTACGTGCATAAGTCAGGGCTGATCCATACTTCTGGGCGTCCTGTTGTGAAGGCACATATAATAAACCACCTGATATTTGCTCACCACTTGAATGCATAAATATAGTTTCAATCTTGACGCCATTGTCACACTCATGAGTCTTCTGTAATAATGCAATGTCATGGTTATGTAATGCATCAATCACCGCATCATGTACCGATGCAAGATCAGCATATTTTGATTTAAAGAATGGGTTATCTGCTTTCTTTAACACTTGTCCAAACTCTTTTTGTGCTTCGACAAAAGCCTTAGCAATCCCCAAAGTTTTCTCTGTCATAATTATCTCCAAAGTAAGTTAATATTAATTGATTACGTCTACGTTTATCAACGATGCGACGTTTGATGATCGTTAGAAACATCTCATCATCTTTTTTATCTTGCTCATATTCCTCTTCACGTATTACCGTTTCATAGAGGTACTGTAAATCATCCATTTCCAAGCTCCCTTATACGTAATTTAGATGCACGAATTGTCCGTGCGGGTTTAGCGGGTACCACCTTTTCAGGTGTTGCTTTATAGTTGATCATTGTCCAAGTGACTTTGTAATCACCGGCTGTTGCATAAGCATGATCACGCATTTCTTTCATGATCTCGACTTCGAGTTCTTTTTGACGCTCTTCTAATTCATTAATCATGTCTCGGATTTCTATAATCTTTTTAACATGATCAGCTTTATCGGATAAATCAATCTCAGTCTTTTCAGCTTCATCAAAGATCGATGCCGCTTCTCTTGTATCTTGAATGTCATACCATTCCACTTCGTCATTGTTTTTATATTTATCTAAGCGACGTTGAAAGTCTTGAATTGCTTCGTGCATCCGGGCAATCACTTCCTCATCTCTTTGATATACAAAGACTTTTAGCGTGGTTCCTTTGTATAAAACACAAACGGCACCCCACTTTGCGCCATACGTATCCATCTGCATTTGCAGTTGAAGTACACCGCGATACAGTGGAAGTTCGTTAGCTGATTCAACATCATGTGCAGTCAATTTGGCTTCGATGACGCCTTCACCTTCTAATGCGATTGAGTCTGCATTGACACAAATCACACCTTTATTGATGTCCGTCATGATGTCTTTGCCATTCCCTTTGACTGTACCGTCCAAGCTACATGCAAAAGGCAAGGTTTGATGTTGGTAAGGTTTATCATGGTTTGTCTTTGGATTGCCAAGTCCAAGCCGCACCGCTGATTCGTTAAGAATGGTTGCTTCTAATCGATTGCCCCAGTCCATTGATTCATTGGATTGGAATGGTGGCTCGATGCCATTAATTACATCCATCTTTTGTTTTAGTAGTTCGTTGACCGTCATAAAGCGTGAAGCGCCCATTAATACAGGCACTTCAGACGCTGATAGTTGGTCGTTCGGTGTTAGTTTACCGACCATTGTGTTCCCTTTCATTAAGTAGTTCTAAGAAATCGTCAAGATCATTGACCATTGAAAACCAGTCTTCCATTGATACTTCACCGCGCCTTTCTAATTCAAAGACGTAGTTAATGAGTTGTCTGATTTTAGTTTTGAGTAGAGTTTTCTCTTGTTGAGTTGTCATTATCATTACCTTTCAAGGTTTCGTTAATACATTCTTGTTTCGTTTTTAAATACACTGTTGAGCCTGGTACAACTTGCTCATAAGCGCGTCCCTTTTTACACATCATTTGGGATACCTCTTTATTATAAGATATCTTTAAGTTAATTGCAAGATCGTAAATTCCAGCACCTAATACAGCTGAAATCAAAATCAAGCTGATGTCTTTTATGTTATTAATTTTCATTTTGCTTATGTTCTCTTAGGAAATAGTCTTCAATCGCAAGATCATCTAACCAATCTTGCCCGGATTCAAACCCGCAAAAGTCTGATTTTGTTTGCTCTTGATCATCGTTAAATTGTAAGTACAAAATAACCCCCTAACCCTAACATTAAAAACAAAATAAACCCCCCTAAAACGTCCATAATGGCGTTTTTAAGGCGTCTTTTTTTAGCTATATCTTGTAGCATTTCAGAATTAATATCTGATAAGTAACGGTCAAAGTTATTCATTTTAAGCCCCTTGTTAGTGTATTTTATAAGAAATAGCTTTATAGTCTGAATTCCAGCATTTTCGGCAATCATTACATTTTCCGCCGTGTTTATAACTTTCGCATTCAGTCCCTATAGGGTCTTTTGAATGTACATTAGAGACCGTTATATTCTGAATACCTTTTAAACTATCAGGAATAATCACGGGTTTATCTATAAACATAGCGGACAAGCGAACGATTAAGTTTTTAGGAATAACATTTTTAGAAGCATATTCTTTAATAATGTTATATTCACGGGTAGGAATCCAAAATTGAGTTTTAGGCATTAATTCCGCAATCTTACATATTTTACCAAAATGCTCTATATTTTGAATATCACCTGAATCATGCCATCTAAAGAATGGTTGATTATTGATTAATTTAATCATAGCTGGAATCCAGTCATTAGATTGAATAGAATTAAGCCTTTTATATTGCATAGGTAAAATATTAGCTTTAAAGCGGTGATAATTGCCCTTGTTAGCATAGCAATTATTACATATAGAGCCTTTAATCTTTGCCATTTTTGAACCAGTGATACATGCTTCAGTAGGTAAAGAATAAGAATCACAAGGCATTTTACTTGTTTTAGTACAATTGCCCGCTAACTCTATAGCTTCTTTTTTAGTTTTAAATAGTGTAATGGTATTCATAATTATTCCTTATGTGGTTGAATAGTTATTAAAGTA